GCTGATAGTAGTGAAACACATCATGTAGATTGGGAAAATGAAACTAAGAAGTTTCAATCAATGTATGATAGACAGAAGGTTGAAAATGACAAGATGAAACAAGATATAGAATACATGGTGGGTGAAGTTGCTAAAAATCAGAAACAATCCAATGTCAATAATAGTACGTCTTCGCTACCTGAGGATGAGTTTAATCCTTGGGATGCGTATTATAAACCAGAGTCACCGAGTTTTAAGTTTCGGCGAGAGCAGGAATATCAAGTGGTGAGTCAGGCAATCGGACAACAGAATGCACAAGTGCAGGAACAGATGCTGATTAATAATACGATGAATGATTTAAGGAATACTCATAAAATGACAGAATCAGAGGTTCGTGAATTTATGGAATGGTCAACTGACCCGGGTAGTAGTATGACTCTGGATACATTAGTTGATGTTTTCCAATCACGTAATCAAGACTCTGGTGTACTGCCATCTAATGAACCTGTTCCTGATTCATTTGGCGCGGTAAAAGCCGCAAGAGAGGCTCCCCGTACTGCAGGAGTCCTACAAGGCCAAGAGGCCAATCAACCAAAGTCCGAGAAGGACGCGATGTGGGATGCTGTTGTTAGTGCGGGAAGTAGAAGTGATGTATTATAACATAATATGGAGAAGTAATAATGGCAATTAATCAAGGGGTATTAAAATTTGGAGACCCGGGAGTTGCAACACCTGACTCCGCTAGTCTTAGCACACGTAGGCTATATGACTTTAGCGATAGAGTAGCTGATTTGCAACCAGAAGAGTCACCATTTTTTGTATATCTATCAAAAGTAGCAAAAGTGCCAACTACTGACCCTCAATTTAGATTTCTAGAAGACAGAACTAAAGTTTCATGGACTGATAGAGCTTTTGTACTCAACGGAAGTCATGACATACCAGCTGCTGGGAGCACACTAACATATACTGTTGCTGATGCTGCAACCCCAACGGCCTCTATTGATTGGCTTATTAAAGGTATGGTTTTCGCTGTTGATTATCAAGAAGCCTCTTCACCAGAGACTATTATTGTTCGTGTTGAATCTGCTCCTGTTGATACAGGTACTAGTACTACTTTTACAGGTAGAACTATATCTGCTATTGATGGAGCGGAAACTGGTGCGGATGATACAACTTGCCAAGTAATTGGTACGTCTTTTGAGGAAGGTTCTGGGGCTCCTGACGTTTGGTCTGAAGAGCTTGGAAGCGATTATGGGTATACCCAAATCTTTAAAACAGCTTGTGAAATGTCTAATACGGCAAGAGCAACTGTTTATCGTGGTTATACTGATGAATGGCAGAGAATCTGGAATCTCAAATTGAGAGAACATAAGGTTGACATAGAAAGAGCTATGTTATTTGGACAAAGAGCAAGTCAAAGCAGTATCAACTATACAGAAGGTATCGTTGGTCATATTGTTAAGAATGGTACAGCCAGCGTTGCTGACGCAGCTTTATCATATTCATCTGGAGCACCGTATTTTAGAAGTTGTTCCCAGAGTGAGTTAACATATGACAGATTGCTTCAGGATTTTGAGGTTGTTTATGACCCTGCTCGTGGTGGTTCATCTAATAAGCTAGCCTTGGCTGGGTTTAGAGTGATAACGTTCTTTAATAAGTTAGCTGGATTTTCAAAAGTAAATGTAAACATTGGAGCTAATCCAGATACTGCTGAATCTACTAACGCATTTAATTATGATATTCAGAATATCAAAGGTTCATTTGGTCATAGCTTGATGAAAATTGATACTGTGTATGGTAGTATATCAATGATTAAAGAACCTCTGTTTAGAGGATTTTCAACGGGTTATATGGCATTGGTTGATTTAGACCATGTTGCATATAGACCTCTTGTTGGAAATGGTGTGAATAGAGATACCTCAATTCAAACTAACGTACAGGCAGCAGATGAGGATTTACGGAAAGATATGATTCTAACCGAAGCTGGTTTAGAAGTAACTCTTCCTGAAACTCATATGTTGTATAACGTTGAATCATCCTAATATAGGGGGTTATGAATAATGAGAAGTGATTATCTAAATGATAGCAGTGGTGTTAGTAATCTTGACAATAAAGTTGAATTTCTTACAGCTAGTAGAACTGTAACCGCTAATGATAGTGGTAAGGTTTTTGTTCTTAGCGTAGCGGGGGGTCTTACAGTTACACTACCTTCAGCTGCACCGGGATTGAACTATAAGTTTATTGTTGGGACAACTTTTACAACAGCAGGACTAATCAATACTGCAGCTACAGACGAATTGTACGTAGGTACATTGATGCTTGTAGACCCTGCAACAGCAACAGATATGAATGCATTTAGTGCTGACGTATCTAATGATGATACTATTGATTTAGGAACTGCTGGTCAAGGTTGGTTACAAGGTGGTATGTTTAATATAGTTGGTATATCTGATACACGTTGGCACGTGGATGGATTACTAGTTGGAGATGGAACATTAGCAACACCATTTGAATAATCCGAATAAATAAGGATTAACAGTATTTGGGTACTGTGGGAGCTGTCAACAAAAGGCGGCTCCCGAAACCCTCAAAGAATTATGAAAAATTGTATAAATTGTAAATCACCTAATCCAGAACAATGGTTCCATTGCCGGAAATGCGGTAAGAAGTCATCTGAGTCTAAGTTTACTACAAACTTATATATGATGAGTGAGATTGGGAAACGAACTGATATCGAGTTTAGTGCTACAACTGTAGAAGAAGATATCAAAGCAATGAATAGGAGAAATCATGCCAAGAGTTGGTAAGAAACATTATCCTTATACTAAAAAGGGGAAAGCGGCAGCTAAAAGAGCTGCAAAAAAAGCTGGTAAGAAAGTATCCTATAAAAAGAAAAAATCTCGTAGAAGGAAGAAGAAATAATGGCCACTCTTAAAGTAAAGATACAGGAAGATATTATTCTTGATAATCAAGACTATGGTTCTAGGCGAGTATTTGAAATATCGAGTATTGCAAATATAACTAAAAAAATGGTAACTATTGCTGCGGATGATGATGCTACTGTACTAGTTTTTAAATCTACTACAGCTTCATCAGACAGTGCTTTAGACTTACAAAATGTAAAATATATACGTATTACAAATTTAGATAGTTCTAATTCTGTGAATGTTTCGTTGCAGTTAGATTCTGGTGAAAATAACTCAGCAGCAGATTTATCAATAACACATTTACTTGAGGCTGGAAGAAGTTTTCTAATGGGAGCCCCAGATGAAGGTGCTCATGCAGATGATGATGCTGCCAGTATTGTAACAGCATTAACAGATTTTGAAAGTATTATAATAGACCCCGGTTCAAATAGTGGACAGGTTGAGGTCTTTGTAGCGAGTACATAATGGCTTGGGATTTTGCAGCTGAAATACACGGTTTAACTGGATTTGATGCAGATAGTAGTAGTACTACTGTCAGTGGTGAAACTTATCAGGTTCATGCAACAAGGTGGTTAACTGATTCAGCAAAAGAAGTTATTAATCAACTACCACCGAATTTACTTGACTGGTGCTCATCACAGCAAACATTTACATCGGTTATGCCGGGTAGTGAGGCTGAAACAATGAATACTGGTAAAATACTTCGTGTATACCGTAATGATGGTGATATGGATAAAGTTTGCAGAAGAATAAGGCCTGATGAAAAAGGATATGTTACTGACCCTGATGAGATGGGATATGCTACAGTGAGTGACCCTGTATTCTATACTGAGAATAATAAATTGAATGCTCTTCCTGAAGGCGGTTCGTGTAAGTATGATGAGGTTCAATATCCTGCAGTAGCCTATGGTGATTCGGCAATATCAGTATTTCCAGATGAGGCTGAATATCTTGTAGTTCTTGGAGCTGCTATAAAAGCGGCTGAATATATGTTATCTTCTGATGAAGATGTTGAAATATCTGCTCCGGTTATAACTGGCTTAAAAACCGATTATGAGGGTGGTATTCAAAAACTTTTAAGTGGATATAGAAAATAATGGCTGTTCATAAAATATCAGTAAAACAACTCGTAAGCCGTGTTCACCAAGTATTCCCCGGTGCTCCTGAGAATTATATTTTGAATCTTATTAATGATGCTTTAGTAGAAGTTGGAATGCACAGCACAAAGCCGGTACAGGCTAAGATGAGTACAGTTGCAGACCAGATGTGGTATAAAATAGGAGATGATGCTGAAGATTCAAGCGGAAATAAGCTTGAAGCTAATAAGGTTTATAGAGTAGATTTGATGGATTCAGATGGTGATTATATCCAGATTCCAAGATTGATAGACAAAAATATTTTATTAATGGATGCTGACTCAAGTGAATCAGCATTAACAACACCGGATGATAGATAATGGCAAGTAATATTACATATCCAGATGATAGAGCTGAATGGTTCATAGATGGTGATAAGTTATGTCTTATTACTAATGTTGATAGTAGTGGTAATACTAGGACTACAGCTAGAAAACAATGGAAGGCTATATCAGAATCTGTAACTGATGGATTATTGCTTCATTATTATGGTGAACCAAATAGTGTAGTATCCATTAATGATGAATTAGATTTAGATAATACAATGCATTTAGCGGTAGTTGACTATGTAAAGAAGTGCTTATATATGGATAAGGCTGGAAGTGCTTTAGACCCTAATATAACAGCTGCGGCAATGCAGTTATCAAATGTTCATCAATTAAAATTTGATAATTCCATAAGAAGATATGGAATGAGAAAACGTGATAAAACTGGTGGTAGTAGGGTACTAAAATCAGTTAGTTTAATGTAACATACTCAGATAGGGAGCATTCTCGCCCCGTAAGCTGAGTCAATTTAATAGGAGAACATAATGGCAAATACTCAAAAATTCAGAGCTCACGAATCTTTAAATATAGAATCCGCTGGTGATTGGCAAGTCCAATCTGCAGTAACTGTAGATGCAGATGGAGAAGCTGTTAATGTTAGTAGTTATCATCAAGTACATTTAATGTCGGATAATGATTTTTACTTTACATTCAATACTACAGGAACAGATTCAGATGTATCTACTGCTAATGATTTGTATTTAATGGGTGGCAATACGATTTATACATTAAAAGTACCTAAAGGACTAGGTAATGC